AAAGCATCATTCGTAAAAAAATCGTTGTTAATAATAAAATCATTTTTATTATTATCTATCAAATAGCATATTGTCCGCAAACATTAAATATATAACCCATTTACCGTGCATACTTAAGTGCTGCATTACCAGATATAAATGTAAGCACATTGAATCTCTCTTCGAATACAGTCAAATCATAATTATAATCATATAATCGCCAAGTAGGTTTATTAATGCCAATCACTTCATTCGTATTTGAATTACAAACTGTAAATACTTGTGCAGATGGATCAAGAGGAGGTTGAAATGTGGTGAATTCAAATTGAATATCTTTAAATTTACTTAAATTAATTGCACCGCTAGGTTGAAAATCAAATGGATTTGAATTAATATTGAAATTGTAACAATATAATCCATCTGGTGCATTTCCTGATGATCTAGCGTATTTTTCAACATAATTAAAAACACCAGCGTCAAATTCATTCTCACGGTATTTCCCATCTAACAAGAGTCCCCATGTCTGCATAATATCCTTTTGATTTGCTATGTTGTATTGCCCAGTAACATAAAGGCTGGTTGGCGCATTATTCATACCTGAATAAAACCCTGTTCCAGATGGATCATATGCTGGTGTATATGTGCCACAACTTAATTCGATTGATTTATAACCGTTTTGTTGAGAAGGGTATTTCAAATCACATGGTAAATAGTCATATGCCCAGTTACTATAATTTGACCATTGATTACGTAAGTCCACATCGCTTCTTTGAAAATACCACATCCAATTTGCAACCATACTCAAACTATCTAATGATACTTTTTTTGTTCCAGTGACATTTGGAAATTTATACTCGTATATTTCTTTAATCAAATACTGTTGGCTTTGAGAAGCAAATACTTTCATTTCATCTTCTGATAAAAAAGCATAAGTGCTGATTAAATGGACATCTGCAGCCCAATTAGTTCTTTTACTCGATTGACTATAATCTAATTCCACGTTAGGGGGCGGCTGTAAGAAACGATAGAATTGAAATCGTTCGTCGTTCTGATTTGCCTGAATATAATTCATATCAATACTAGTAACATCGCGAACTACATATAATTCATTAATCGACCTTAATTCAATTTCAATATGCATTTCGTTATATTGCATACTAACTAACGGAAATGCCATTTTGGCTGCTAAGGTAAACCACACATTTAAAGGTATGTATAATTTTCTAGCCCGAATGGAAGGTTCTGGTCCTAAATCAGTTTTATCAACATAAGCATTTGGGTATACATTTACACGCGTGCCTGCATTGGCTGGATTATTTAATTCGTTTACGTTTCCAGTCATGTTATGGTATAATTTTTTTTTTGTTTCTGTAAAATCACGCTCAACCAAATTATGTAGATATTGCCCAGAAAACTTTTGAATAATTTGTCCGCCAACTGTAAATTTAACTTCTTTGATCATTTGGGTTCCTATATCTTTGATCCATTTAAACTCGTATGGACGCCATTGCCCGCCACATTCTGGAGGATAAATAGGACTCCATATGGTAGGTAAAGTAACAACCAAATAAGTATCCATTAATAATTCAGCATAACGAGGCATCTTAAAATTAAAAACCGATGCTTCATTCATACGAAGCGTTCGCAATCCATCAAAATCAATACGAAATTTTTGCAACCCAAAGTTGGTATATTTAGCGTATTTGCATTTGAACATTGTTTTAGATGGGTTACCGTTTAATATTATATTTTGGTTTCCAACTGAAACTAAATTTAACAAACCTCCTGGCATATCTTATATACTAATATGACTATTTTTTAACTTTGTTTATTATTAATAACTTTGTTTTATCCATAATAAAATAATAATAGAATAATATAAGTTGAACTATGACAGAAGTAAATAAAGGAGGTGCAATTGGAGAAGATAAAGCAATGGCATTATATAATAAAGGTGCAAGTGTAGCAAAAGCAGTCACTCCAAAATTTGTTAAACGTCGTGTAGCCCAAGTTGCAAATGTAATGAATCGTGGTCAACGATTGGCTGACAAATTATCAACGATTGATCGTAGTGATAAAAAATCATCAACATTTAATTTTGGCGCGATCAAGGCTGGTGTTGCAAAATTAACCGACATTAAACAAATAAAGGATTTTGCACAAATTGACGGAATAACACAGGTAATGATATTAATCATGGGATTTTTATTTTTCGTAATATTTTTATGGTGTTATAACAAAATTACACTTGATAAACAAAACTGTAGAAATTTAGAACAAATCTACACAAAGTTTCCAGTAATTCGAACAATAAGTAAAGATAATCCTAAATATTGTCATAATCTACGCGATTACTATATTAAAACTGCTTATAATTGTTGCGCAGGTGGTAAATACAAAAATGACTTTGTTAATGTATGTGCGTTAAAAAACTGCATCAAACAAGGTGCACGGTGTTTAGATTTTGAAATTTATTCATTAGATAATTTACCAGTTATAAGTGTTTCTTCGGGCAATGATTATAGCGTAAAAGAATCATACAACCATGTTCCATTTGCAAAAGCATTGGAAATAATTTCGGTATATGCATTTTCGGGCAATACGTCTCCTAACTACGGTGATCCGTTGATACTTAATTTAAGAATTATGAGCAACAATAAGAAAATATATGATGATATGGCCAAATCACTCTATAATATTTTATCAGATAGAATATTAGGTAAAAAGTTCAGTTATGAAAACAATGGATTTAATATTGGCAGTTATCCAATTGTCGATTTAATGGGAAAAGTAGTTGTTATTGTGGATAAAACAAATCCATTATTTACCGATACACTATTAAACGAATATGTTAATATAGCAAGTAATTCAGCATTTATGCGTTCATTGCGTTTTAAAGATGTAAAATATTCACCTGATATGGAAGAATTAAGTTTTTATAACCAAAAAAATATGTCTATTGTGTTACCTGATTATTCTGCAAATAATAGAAATTTTTCTCCTTCAATGGTAATGACGTCTGGATGTCAATTTATCGGTATGTCATTTCAAAATTTCGATTCAAACTTTGAATATTACTCACTCTATTTCGATGAAGTAGGTTCGGCATTTTCATTAAAACCAAAGAGATTAAGATATACTCCTGTTTTGATTGATAAGCCTCCTCCTCCCAAACCAGAATTGGATTATGCGACTAGACCATACAATCCACTTGGAGAGAATGGTCCCAGTGCTCTTAATTCAACCGTATAAATATATATTTCTTACTTTATGATAAATATATTTTTCTTACTTTATAATAAATGAAAAAATCAAATGATAACCAAATACCATTTGAAGAAAAAGAACTAGATTTATTAAGAAATGCGGTTGATAAAGCAGAACATAAAGTAGGCAGAAAATTTACACAATCAAACGATATCAACAATATAATTAAAATATTAGAAGATTTCTTACGTAAAAAAAAACTAGTTTGTTATGGGGGAACAGCTATTAATAATATTTTACCAGTAAATGACCAATTCTATAATAAAGATATAGAAATCCCAGACTATGATTTCTATTCACCAAACGCCATTAATGATGCAAAAGAATTAGCGGATATATATGGAAAACATAATTATACAGATGTAGAAGTTCGTACAGCTATACATGCTGGAACATATAAAGTTTTTATTAATTTCATACCTATTGCAGATATTACTCAAATGGAACCAACTATATTTAAAATTTTAAATAAAAAATCTATCATAAAAAATGGTATTTTATACGCACATCCCGATTATTTGCGATTACAAATATATAAAGAATTAGCTAGTCCAGATGGCGACGTTAGTCGATGGGAAAAAATATATAAACGACTTATATTATTACATAAACATTATCCATTAAAAACTAACCCGAAATGTGCTCAACAAAATTTTATGAGAGATTTTACAGGTAATAAAGAATTAAATAATACATTATATGAATTGGTTAAAGATACATTAATTGATGAAGGATTAGTATTTATTGGTGGTTATGCAAGTAGTTTGTATGGCCGCCATATGCCAGCCAGTCAACGGAAACAGCTACAACATGTTCCAGATTTTGATGTTTTATCTGAAAATCCTAAATCTACTGCACGTATCATAAAAGAAAACTTACAAAGCAACGGGTTTAAAAATGTTAAAATTAATACAAAATCTAGTATTGGCGATGAATTAATAAATGTTCATTACGAAATTGTAGTAGAGAAAGACACTGTTTGTTTTATATATGAACCGACTGGTTGTTTTAGTTATAACACAATATATGTTAACAATAAATTAGTTAAAGTAGCATCAATCGAAACGATGTTATTATTTCTATTAGCATTTATTTATTCTGGACGACCTTATTATGATCATTCTCGAATATTATGTATGGCTCAATATTTAGTAAATGTCCAATCAAATAATAGATTAAAACAAAAGGGATTATTAAAACGATTTAATACAGTTTGTTATGGGAATGAGCCATCTTTAATTGAAATTCGTGAAAAAAAAGCAAAATTATATAAGGAATTAAAAGATAAACGAAATTCAAAAGAATATGAAAAATATTTTTTAAAATATTTTCCCAAAGTGAATAAAAAAACAAATACGAATAAAAAAACAAATACGAATAAAAAAACAAATACGAATAAAAAAACAAATACGAATAAAAAAACATATAAAAAACATAAAAGCAGTAATACGACTATGAATACTTATTATAAACCAAATACATCTTCAAATACATCTTCAAATACATCTTCAAATACATATTCGTCGATGCCTTCATCTAAAGCTAAAAAAAGTAATAAAGGTAAAAAAAGACAAACCAGAAAAAAAAAGAATAATTTAATAGGAAAAGTTTTTAATAACATTTTTTAATAACATTAATATATATATAATTACTCATAATGAAGGTATACGGATATATATTAATTATTTTCTTTTTTATTATTATTCCAGCTCGCATATATTATTTGATTTTTAAAAATAACACAAACCGTAAAGAAGGGTTTCAATCCTTAGAAGATTGTAAAAAATTAGGTTACCCTCATGATTTTTGCATGCGAGCTCCAATTGAATCTTATATTAATACCAATAATGATTCATCATCTATAATTGGTCGTTTCAAACCAAAAATATTTAATAGATTTTAACATACAAATACAAATACAAATATAAATTAACCCTTTTCAAATTAAATAATTTTGTAAAGAAGGGACTATTTTTGTATGAAATAAATTAACTGTTAAATTATATAGTAACGTTTCGCGAATACAAACTGGAATATTATCTTTAAACATCATAAGCCATTTAATACAATCAAAAATAAATAGAGCATAAAAATTTCTAATATATAATTCTGTTTTTATGCAAAAATATCGAGGTTTAATATAAGTATGATGCATCGTTGTTTCTCCATTAATAAAAAAAT